AACGATAAGCAGGGCTCGCTATTTGGCGATGATGAATTCGGATCGATATGACTAATCACTTGATCGACATCGCATCGTATTGCGATGCGGTCATGTCTGGAACTCGCCCGGCATGCAAGTGGGAAAAGCTTGCAGTTCAGCGCCACCTTAATGATTTACAGCGCCAGGGGACGAAGGAATTCCCCTACATTTTTGATGAGGCGAAAGCGCAGAGGCCAATAAACTTTGGCCAGCTCTTCCCGCATGTAAAGGGCAAGTGGGCTGCAAAAGTTGGAAAAGAAAATCGCATCAAGCTAGAGCCATGGCAGAAGTTTAATTTTGCGATGATCTTCGGTTGGGTGCATGTAGACACCGGCTTTCGTAAATACCGAATTATTTATTTGTGCGTACCTCGCAAAAATGCGAAGTCAGTTAAAGCCGCAATCATCGGATTGTTCATGCTCGTTGAGGATGGAGAGTTCGGTGCAGAAATCTATTGCGGTGCGACCAGTGAAAAGCAGGCATGGGAAGTATTTCGGCCAGCACAAAAAATGGCGGAAAAGCAGCCGGCTTTCCGTCGCACTTACGGCGTTAGCAGCCACGCTAAACGCTTGGAATGTGACAGCCCCGGTACTAAGCCATTAGCTGATGGTCGCAGGCGCATGTCTGACGGCAGTCGCTTTGAGCCGGTGATCGGCAAGCCTGGTGACGGTGCGTCGCCCAGTTGCGCGATTCTGGATGAAGTGCACGAACATCCGGACGATACGCTGTACGACACAATGCTCACTGGCATGGGTGCGCGCGAGCAGCCTTTACTGTTGGCCATTACAACCGCCGGTTCAAATATTGCCGGTCCGTGCTATGCGCTGCAAAAAGAAGTTGAACGCATGTTGCAGGGTGAGGAAAACGAAGAGCTCTACGGAATGATTTACACCGTGGATGATCCTGAAACGGAATGGATGACCGATGAGGGAATTGCCAAGGCTAATCCAAACGTTGGCATTTCCGTTGATTGGGATTTTCTGCGCGCTCGCGTGAAGGATGCGATTCGCTCGCCGCGTAAGCGCAGCATAGTAATGACCAAGCATTTTAATATCTGGGTAACCGCAAAAAATGCCTGGCTCAATATGCTGGATTGGGCGCGTGCCCGTGACAACACATTAAGTGCTGACGACTTTATCGGCGAACCGGCAAAGCTGGGTATCGACTTAAGTGAGATAGACGACTTAACAGCGGCAGTGAAGTGTTTCCGACGCACCATTCACGGCGTTGATCACTATTATTTTTTCGGTCGCTATTACACGACCGAAGTAAAAGCAAATGAAGTTGATCATTACGATGAATGGATTCGCGGTGAATATTTATACTCGTGCGAAGGCGAAGTGATCGACACGCAAGACGTTGAAGATCATATCGGTCAAGACGTTGAATTATTTTCCATCTCTCAAAGCTTTTACGATCAGCACGGTGCTGCTGATCTGGCTTTACGCCTGAGAAAAAACCACGACATTGAACCGGTAAAGTTTGGGCAAACGTACACAAACTTCTCGGCACCTATGCGGGATTTTGAAAGGCTTTTGAAGTCCGGCCGAATTCATCACGACGGAAACCCATGCTTAACCTGGATGATGGGTAATGTAGTTGCTAAAGAAACCGAAGACGGAAAAATGATGCGGCCGGTAAAAGAAAGTCGGGAAAACAAAATAGATGGCGCCGTCGCCTTGCTGATGGCGTTTGCTGCTGCCTACAGACCGGACGACGACGAAGACAATGACTTTATGCGGGATCCACTAATCATATGAACGCAAAACCGAAAGCTCCTGGGCGCGTAAAGTCAGCGATTTTAAATTGGCTTGGCGTACCTATCGATCTAACCAATGGTGAGTTTTGGAGCTACTGGAATGGATCGGGCAGCTCTGCAGGGCAGGCGGTAAATGAAAAAACCGTAATGTCGCTTTCGGCTGCGTGGGCATGTACGAGATTAATCTCGGAAACTGCTGCAACATTGCCGTTAAAGGTTTATGAGCGCACGCCCAATGGGCGAAAGCCTGCACCGAACTATCCACTCTATTTTATTTTGCACAACAAGCCGAACGCGTACTCGACGCCAGTTACATTTTGGGAGTCAATGGTTTCTGCAATTGCATTAAGAGGAAATGCCTTTGCCGAACAGCGGGATATTGGCGGTCGTTTGGTTGCGTTGGACTATCTAATCCCGCAACGATTAAAACCGAAAAACAAAAACAAAACCATCTGGACGTACACGCCTCCGGAGGGGGATAGCCGAGATATTGCGTGGGGCAAAATCTTTCATATTCCCGGATTTTCAATGGATGGTCGTTGGGGGATGAGTGCAATTTCATACGGAGCTAGTGTATTTGGATCTGCGTTAGCTGCATCAGCAGCCGCGAATAAAACCTTTGAAAACGGTTTGATGCCTACGATCGCTTTTAGCATTGACCGCGTTGTAAAGAAAGAACAGCGCGAAGAGTTTCGAACCGCAATGGATGATTACCGTGGTGCTCTTAATGCCGGTAAATCCCCTGTGTTGGAAGCGGGGATGAAGGCTGAGAAGTTGGGTATTGATCCCAGTGATGCGCAACTTTTAGAAACCCGTGCATTTTCCGTTGAGGAAGTATGTCGCTGGTTCCGTGTTGATCCGTCAATGGTTGGGCATGGTCAAGCTGTGAGTAACTTCGGTACCGGGCTTGAGCAAAAAATGATTGCCTTCCTCACGTTTACATTGCGGCCTTGGCTGGTTCGCATTGAGCAGGCAATCAACACTCGTTTGATTCCGCCAGCAGATCAGGCGCGCTATTACGCTGAGTTTTCCATTGAAGGTTTGTTGCGCGCGGACACTGCTGCCCGCCAGGCATTTTATGCGGCGATGGTGAACAACGGGATATTCACGCGGGACGAAGTGCGCATTCTTGAAAATATGAGCCCGCGTGGCGGCAATGCTGATGAATTAACTGTGCAGTCCGCAATGACCACTATCGAAAACATTGGTAAAGCAAATCAGAGTGACCGTGCGGGTGCTGCATTGGCCTCATGGTTGAAACAATATGAGGAAGAAAAAAATGCCGCTTGATCAAGTTCTCGCGTTGCGTAGCTCTATGCCAAAAACTTTACAAATGGATTTATCGCCGAAGGCGCTCGAGTTATGGAAGCCCAGCATTAAAGCCGCTGCGGGCGATAGTACAGATGAAGCCACGATCAGCATTATGGATGTGATTGGTTATGACTACTGGACTGGTGAGGGTGTTACTGCAAAGCGTATTGCTGGTGCACTGCGGTCTATTGGTAGTGATAAGCCCGTGACTGTATTTATTAATTCTCCTGGAGGTGACATGTTTGAGGGCTTGGCCATCAATAGTTTGCTGCAGGAACACAAAGGCAAGGTCACGGTAAAAGTGCTTGCGCTAGCTGCCAGTGCTGCGTCAGTGATCGCGATGGGTGCAGATGAAATTCATATTGCACGCGGTGCTTTTTTTATGATCCACAACGCGTGGGTTGTCGCTGCTGGAAATCGCAATGAATTGCGTGAGGTTGCAGAGTGGCTTGAGCCATTCGATTTAGCAATGGCAGATATTTACTCTGAGCGTACAGGGTTGCCGATTAAAGATATTTCTAAGGCCATGGATAAAGAGAGTTGGATTGGTGGAACTGAGGCGGTAGAGCTTGGTTACGCCGATACGGTAATTGATTACAAAGCACCTGAGGATGGTTCGGGTAGCAAAGCGTCTGCGTTGCGCAAAATGGAAAACGCACTGGCCAAATCAGGTATGTCGCGAACTGATCGTCGCAACCTGTTAAACGAGTTCAAAACCAGTATGCCGGGCGCTACTGGGGTCGGTATGCCGGGCGCTACCGAAGACGACGCCGATTCAATCGGCAAACTTAACCTGTCGTTTGGTGTGAGCCAATTATCGGCAGATTTACTTAAACATGTATGATGAGGAAGTGAGCATGAAAATGAAATTAAGCCCGGTATTTATGTTGGCAGTTATTGCGCTGGCAGCATTTATTCCAATCGCGGCCGGTCTATCGCCAATGTCCTTTATTGGCTCTGCATCGCTGGTTGCGATCGCGTCGTTGTTTATCGAGAAATCCACTGGCGTCACATTTGCAAAGAATCGTCAAGCGGGCGAGGTGGGCGAGCAGCTGCGCAAAGTTGAGGCTGAATACAAAGAAGTAAATCAAAATCTGAAAGATATTGGCGATAGGTTAAAGGCTCAGGCAGAAACTGCAGAAAAGGAATTACGCAAAAATTCTGAGTTGTCGCAGGAAACAAAAGCCAGCGTTGATAAATTGCTGACCACTCAAGGTGAATTGCAAGCGCGCTTACAAGCTGCTGAGCAGAAAATGGTGACGATGGAAGATTCGGGTGGCGAAAATGAGCGACCCAAATCGCTTGGTCAGCAAGTGGTTGAGTCGGAAGCGTTTAAAAATTTCGATCCTCGCAACAGCAATAAATTTTCTGTTGGTATTAATGCGGTTATTACCAGTATTGATGGTTCGGGTGGTGCGTTGATACAACCGCAGCGCGTTGCTGGTGTGATTGCACCTCCACAGCGCCGAATGACGATTCGCGATTTGATCGCGCCCGGTCAAACCAAATCCAACAGCATTGAATATGTTCGCGAATCAGGTTTTACCAACAACGCAAACGTAGTTTCGGAAAACCCTGTTGCTGTAAAACCTGAATCCAATCTTACTTTTGAATTGGATTCAGCACCTATCGCCACAATCGCTCACTGGATTCGCTCGAGTAAACAAGTGCTGGATGATGCATCAATGCTATCAAGTTATATCGATGCGCGTTTGATATGGGGCCTGATCCTGAAAGAAGAGCAGCAGCTGCTCAAAGGGTCGGGTGTCGGACTAAACATTAACGGCATATACACGCAAGCGACCGCGTACGCTAATCCTGGTGTGGTGGTACAGGCTATGAACCGCATTGATCAGATCCGGTTGGCGTTGTTGCAAGCAGAGCTTGCTGAATACACCGCGGATGGCATCGTTCTTAGTCCG